AATAAAGTATAATTAAATATTGCTGGGTATGCCTCAAGGTGGGGCAGCAGACTGTAAATCTGTCGCGGTAACGCATGGTTGGTTCGATTCCAACATCCAGCACTCCGACACGGATCTACCGGCCCCGTGCGTGTATCAAGCCCGGTAGTCACAGCCATCACTTCTTCCCCAAGTTGTGGTGAGGGTGGCGATTAACCTATCAATGAATAGTAAGGGAGTAATAATGTCTGATTACGATTGGGACGACGACGATACAGATACGTCAAATGACAGCACGGGCATGAAAGAGTTACGCAAGGCTCTTCGCGCAAGTGAGAAGCGTAACAAGGAAATGTCTAGCAAGTTAGATGAAATGCAAAACGTGTCTCGTGAACGTACAGTCAAAGATATTATTTCGTCTAAGGGTCTGCCTGATAAAATTATCAAGTTGATTCCTTCTGACGTAACATCCCCTGAGGATGTAGAGAGTTGGGTTGCAGAGTACGCTGACCTTTTTGGTTCGGCTGTTCCTGCTAGCCAAAATCAAGAACCAGCGGTTAATGCCGCAGATATGCAAGCGTTGCAGAGAATTTCTGAAACGCAATCATCTGGACAAACATTCGACGGTGACTTCGACCAATTGGATGCTCGCATCCGGGCGGCTTCGTCACCTGAGGAACTGAATAAGGTCTTGTTCGGCAACGCGCATGGACCGCAGGTTGTTTGATTCATAAAACATTCAATTAAACATATTCACTTTGGAGGTGAAATCGCACAATGGCTAATGCTTACACAGATACAACTGCTATGTCCAACTTGGTCAAAGCAGCCTATGACCGCTATGTAGAGTTTGCTCTACGTTCACAGCCTTTGTTCCGCAACCTTGCGGACAAGCGCCCAGTACAACAGGCAATGCCCGGTTCCAGCGTAGTGTTTTCGCTGTATCAGGACATGGCCGCAGCCACGTCAACTCTCACTGAGGCTGTTGACCCGGATGCTGTTGCTGTAGCAAACACAACCAACGTCACTGTTACTCTTAACGAGTACGGCAACGTTGTTCTTGAGACCAAGAAACTGGGAGAGTTTGCTTTCTCAGATGTTGACCCTGCTATTGCTAACCTTGTTGCATACAACATGGCTGATTCGATTGACCGTGTTGTTGTCAGTACTCTTATTGGTGGAACGAACGTGTTCTACGGTGGAGATGCTACTGCTACGAACGAAATCGTTGCGGCTGACGTTGTTACTGGTTCGTTGATTCGCAAGTCTGTTGCGAAACTTCGTTCCGGTAATTCTGTTCCTCGTGAGGGAATGCTGTACGCAGCATACATGCACCCTGAGGTCGCACATGACCTTCGCTCTGAGAGTGGAGCGTTGTCTTTCGAGGACATTCGCAAGTACACTGATCCTAACGTTGGTAACATTCTCAACGCTACGACTGGTGTCTACGGTGGTGCTTATGTTGTGGAAACCCCACGTGCATACACCGCTACCGATGGTGCTGCTAGCGCCAAGGTTTACCGTACGATCATTGCCGGACAGCAAGCATTGGCTGAGGCCACTGCTGTTGAGCCCGGTATTGTTCAGGGTCCGATTGTTGATAAGTTGATGCGTGCACGGCCTTTGGGCTGGTACTCCCTGCAAGGGTGGTCAATTTACCGTCAAGATTCCTTGTACCGTTTGGAAACTTCTTCAAGCATTGCGTAAGTGATGTTCGGGGGGCACCTTTAGGGGTGTCCCCCTCCCAAACTTTTTAACACTATTTTAAGGATTTTGCTATGGCCGATAATCTTCCTGATATTATTGAAAACCAACTACTTGATGCTCTTGTGGGCACTTCTACTTATAGTATTACTGGTGCTACTAAACTTCGACTGATGACGGCTAATGGCAATGATGCTTCTGCTGGCACTGAGGTTACTGGTGGTTCGTATGTTGCACAAACTATTGAGTTTGATGCTGCTGCTAGTGGTTCTATTTCTAACAATGCTTCTATTTCGTTTACGGGTATGCCTGCCGTGACGGTTGTTGGTATTGAGATTTATGATTCTGCTGGTTCCCCTAAGCGTCTTGCTTATGGTGCTCTTACTACTTCTCGCACTGTTACTGCTGGTGATACTGTCCAGTTTGCTTCTAGCGCGATTACTCTTAGTTTGGCTTAATGTTTAACATTACTGATCCAGTTGTTACTTTACTTGGTATCCCACTAATTTTTGATGGCGAGTATTCTGGGTCTAGCCTGTCGGATGTGTCTGCTGATGCTGATGTAATCGTTGTTGTTGAATCGGTTTTAAGTGCTAACACGAATCTTGATTCTTCTGCCATTATTGTGGTGCAGGCTAATGCCGATTTAAGCAGCGATACAGACCTTGTTTCTTCTGCTGTACTTGGGGTACAGGGTGCGGCTGCAATGTCCGCTACGTTGACGCTAGAGGTTTCTACGACCATTGTGAACGTGGCTGCCAGTATCGTGGTGGGAACTTCTAACCTTGTAGCCACCTCAACAAGATTGTTCTTTGTCACTAATGACATGGACTTCCAGTCTAATCTAACGGCTGACCCGATTCTTGTGCACATAACAGCCGCTCGTCCGCTATCCGGACAGTTAACGTTATCAGCAACAATGTTCGAACCATTCAACATCCTCACCCTACCCGTAGTCGAATACGTTTACACGGAGGATCGACTACTGAAACGTTACGGCATTAACAGTGGACAGTCGCTCACTATCACAGGAACCAATGGCAAGATAGTTGAATATCAAACCATTGACGAAATTGAAGAAGCAGACTACTACTACGGTGGTGGACGCAGGCACGTATTAAACGACACTGAAGTAGCAGCGGTACAAAACGCTGGATTCAGCGACCTCCTCACTATTGAAAACCTATAAGGAGTCCCATGAACTGTCGCTCTGGATGTAAAACAAAAGACCACGAAACTTACGCTCAATGTTTATCTGCTGCCAACATTCGCGCAGCAGCAACAATGAACAACCCTTTCTCAAGTGACGTTAAGAAGGAACTCTCCGCATACAGATCGGCAAGAGTGAATGGTATACAACCAGAAGGAACCACAATGAACAAAGTGAGGGAAGCAGAAAGTGCTAGTCGTGCTTTGGGTCGTCCTTATAATGCTAACGTTGATCCACCAGCGAACATGATTGTCAACAAGAACACTGCACGTTTCTTGAATGCTGATGCCTGATGACTACATTCAACGAAATGATTGACGACACACTTCTTCACCTTACTGGTTACAGCACGTTTCAAGATCAAGCAACTTATTTGACTGCGGGGATTGATGCTGACGATCTTACCTTGCCTGTTGCTGACGCTACCGCAGTGTCTCGTGGCTTAATAGAGATCGGTTCGGAACTAATCCAAGTCGATTCAGTGAACAACACGACCGCAGTGTTAACTGCACCACCATACGGTAGGGGGTATCGCAGTACCACGGCTGGTGCTCACGCTAGTGGAACTAGGGTTGTTTCTTCTCCAATGTTTCCACGAAGCACAGTAAAGAAAGCAATAAACGACGCAATCAAATCCGTGTACCCTGAACTGTTCAGTGTGGGTTCGGTAGAGTTCCCCTTCCAACCATCTATCACAGCATACTCGCTGCCTGCTGGCGCACTTGACGTACTGCAAATAAAGTACCAGTCGATTGGTCCTTCTAAAGAATGGCTACCTGTGCGCAGGTACGAAGTAGACAAGCACGCTTCAACAGAAGTGTTTACTAATGGTGTAGCAGTAAACGTGTATGAAGGGATTATTCCCGGTCGCACTATTCGCATAACGTTTACTAAAGAACCAGCAGAACTTGTTAATGATAGTGACGTGTTCACTACCGTTACAGGGTTGCCGTCTTCTTGTGAGGATCTTATTCGTTTCGGTGCAGCCTACAGGCTTGTACCGTTCTTCGATGCCGCTCGACTATCGGGTCAGTCGGCTGAGTCTGATTTTGGTGGTGCTAACAGGCAACCGTCTGGTGCATCCCAGTTGTCTCGTTTCCTTCTGCAAATGTATCAGGTTCGTCTTGCTGAAGAAACTAAAGGTTTACAAACATTGTTCCCAACCCGTAGCCACTACACTAGATAGGTTAAACATATGGCTCGTAGATATTATTCAAGTACAGCGGCACGTACGACTCTCGCCGCAGATATTAACAGTAGTGTTACTACTGTTGGTGTTACTGCCGTAACAGGTTGGCCTACATCATTCCCGTACACGATTATTCTTGATCAAGACACGATCAATGAAGAAGTCGTTGAGGTTACTGCGCGTACAGGAACAACACTCACAGTGACTCGTGGTGTTGATGGCACTACGGGTGTTGCTCATAGTGCTGGTGCAGCAGTGAATCATGGCGTTTCTGCCCGTGACTTTGATGAACCTAACTTGCACGTTAACACTGATGTTAAGCATGTGCTTGTGGTTACTTCAGGTACTCGCCCCGGTTCACCGTCTGCGGGTCAAGTTATTTTTGAGTCTGACACGGCTCTTTATTATGGTTGGAATGGTACGGCATGGGCACCTATCGGTGGTGCCGGTGGAGCAGGTTTACAAGACGTTTTCTTTCTGATGGGAGCATGACATGGCAACAGCATACAAATACGCACAGGTACAAGGAACAGCATCAACGGGTACTTACGCTACGTTGTACACAACACCCGCTGCGACAGAGGCGGTGATTTCTTCCCTCGTTATCACTAACCAATCTTCGTCTGCTATCACGGTGCGGATTGGTTTGGATGCTACTGCTGGTACTCCGGGTGCGAGCGAGTGGCTTGTTTATGATGCTGCTATTGC